TGGGCAAATCTGTTGATTTATCAGGTAAAAAATTTTACAGATGGAACGTCATTAAAGATTCTGGTAAAAGAAATAAAAACGGAGCCAAATTATGGGAATGCGAATGTGATTGCTCTAGAGGTGTAATACATTTAATTCCAACAACAAGTCTTAATAATGGTTCTAGTAAGTCATGTGGGTGTTATCATAAAGAAATCTCATCAAAAACAATGAGAGAAACATTTAAAAAATATAACACATATGATTTATCTGGTGAATGTGGCGTTGGTTATACTTCTAAAGGAGAGAAATTTTATTTTGATTTAGAAGATTACGACAAGATTAAAGATTATTGTTGGTACATTAATAATATAGGATATGTTATTACAAATGTTTATGACTTTAACAAAGGGCATACCGCTGTTTTATTTCACAGAATTGTTATGAATTGTCTTAATGATAAAATTTCAGTAGACCATATAAATCATAAGACAAATGATAATAGAAAAAGTAACTTGCGCCTAGTAACGCAGTCTCAAAATCTTATGAATAGAAGTGTTGGAAAAAACAACACATCTGGTGTAACTGGCGTAAGCTTTGATAATCATAGTAGAAAATGGTCGGCTGAAATTAAAATAGATGGAGAGAAAAAAGCGCTAGGACATTTTGAAAATTTCGAAGACGCAGTTAAAGCAAGAAAGAAGGCTGAAAAAGAATTGTTTGGAGATTTTAGTTTTGACGCAAGTATTACGCTTGATGATGACACCACTGCTGTGCGTAATGGTGGGCTGGGGTCAACAGATGCAAAGTAAGTACACATGCGATGTATGCAAGCATTATCTTGGTTGGAACGACTGGGCAATTCCTTGTGAAGTCAAGTACGATGACATTGATAAAGACTTAAACGCATGTGAATGCTTTAGGCCAACAGGAAAGGCACGTTGTATGTTTCGCAAAGTACCTATTAATAAGAATGGATTGAACGCAAATGTAAAAGCGCATGTTCTTTCAGATGATGAAATGAATAGACTTGGTTTTACAAATTTGGATGAGTCATCGTGGTATCTATGTAAGCACGTACATAAATATCCGACAATAACATTCAATGTCGTAATTCCAAAAAACAATCCAGATGGTTTAAGAATTGACGTATTGGATGAAGAGTTTCTTCAGATATATGACTACCAGAGTATGCTTGAGCACAACCCAAAGTTTGCACCAGCTCTTGAGGTTAAAGAATCTGTAGATATGTTTATGATGTATCTTATTGGTAACGGCGTGCTAAGTGGTTGGTCTATCGGGGATTATCTATAGGGGGGGTGGTTTAATGAGCGGTTATCTAGTTAATCATTATAAATCCGTATATCGCATTCTACCTGTTATCAATAATGCCACAAATGATTTCTGTCGTGATTGCAATGGTAAAATTGACGAGGATAATGTATATATCCCATGCTATTACAACTCAAGAATTTGGCATTATGGCAGGTCTAAACTGATTGCTTATATTCCATCTGTTCAACGTGGTCACAACGTAGTTAAAGCCCTTAAGAAAAATGGCGTAAATGTTTTTGACTGTGATGAATCAGATGGAGAGGTAGTGTTTAAGTTCAATGCTTCTGATATGGATCAAGTTGCTTCTTTAATGAAACCTAAGACTAGTGGTGCGAAAACTAGTCCATTCTCGTCAAAGAACCTACCAAAAGCGCAGGTAGATATACCCGAAAATGAGCTTGCTCGTTATAAAAGTCTAGTTTCAAAGCTCGGGTCTAGTGGTATGAGTGTAATCAGGACTGCGAATAAGAATTTCCTAGATGAAGTCTTAGCCAAGAAGCTTCGTCCAAAGGGGAAGCGCAAGCCGTTTGACTATGCCAGTGATGCCAAAGCTATGTGTCTTTCTAGAGACACTAAATCTTACGTATATGCCAAAGGTCTTTGGGAAGATTATCTAAAATTTTTAGAGATTGCCATTGATACCTATCTAAACAAATAAATATATATGCTATAATAGTGCCAAAAGATATACAAAAATGTTAGTCTTTTGGCACTTTATATAAAGTTCTAGGAGGATATATGAATGACTTTTCTGTTGAGATTCTTAAGCATCCTACAGATGAAGATTGGATGCTCGCAAAGACGTGTACCCTAGTTACTGTTGATAAGAAGAGTACAAAGCCGCCTACAATGGAGTGGAAGAAGAAGTTGCTTGCAGCTCAGCACAGCCCCATTCGTACTCTAGAGTTTTGTTTTAGGCTTAATAATATTCCAAACTGGGTTGCTGTGCATCTTGTGCGCCATATTCACGCAACGCCATTCGTAAAGACGCAGCGCAATGACCGTCAAGATAATTACGACCGTAATGCCGCACGTCAAGATACGCCAGTCTCGATGTGCTGGTATATGAACGCAGAAGAGCTTATGACAATTGCGCATAAGCGTCTATGTACACAGGCTTCTCCTGAGACACGTCAAGTAGTGCAGGCTATTTGCGATGAGGTTGTTAATGTTAATCCAGAGTTTGAGGGGCTACTAGTGCCTAACTGCTATTATCGTGGCGGTATTTGTACAGAGTTCCATCCATGTGGACTGAATAAGACATATAAGGAGCGTGTATAGCATGGCAGTAATCAGTTATAACGAGAGCAAGAGCGGCAACAATTCTCTTATTGTTCATGGCAATGACAAAGAGCTTCAGAAGGTTGCCACGTTTGTAAATAGCATGTATGACGCTACGTGCGAAAATACAGACAAAAATGACGATGTTGATATGGTAAATGAGCCACCTCATTATACACATGGTATGGAATGCATTGATGAGATGATTCTTGTATTTGGCAGAGAAGCAGCGATGAACTTCTGCCTTCTCAATTGTTGGAAATATCGTTACAGAGCGCCGTATAAGGGCGATGTAGAGGAAAACATGGAGAAGAGCCGCTGGTATCTTAATAAGTATAAAGAGCTAAAGAATTCTATTATTGTTTCTAATACACCTATTACGCAGGTAAAGAACCATCAGATAGATGCGGTCAACAAACCATTGGATTATCTGTGTAAAAATAATAACTAAATATATATGCTGTGGGGCTGTAATAAGCCCCATTTTTGTGCAAATATTCTTTATAGAACTTATCTTTTGTAATTTACGTAAAACAAAGATACAATATTGTTGTAAAAATATATTATAAAGGTGTGTTAACATCATGGGAAAAGACCTTAAAGGCAAAGACTTAGGGCGCGGATACAGTCAACGAAAAGATAAACGTTTTGAAGCACGTGCAATGATTAATGGTACAAAAATTTGCTTATACGATATGCATCTCCCAACATTAAAGAAACGCTTTGAAGAAGAAAAGATTAAGATTCTAAGAGACGAAAAGAATATTAGACCAAACCTCACATTGTCTGAATGGTTTGAAGAGTGGTTTGAAAAATACAAAAAGCCAGCATTGAAGTCAGAAGTATCAAAAAAAGCATATCATAGAAAAGTATCCAACACATACATTGCTGCAATAGGGGATAAAAAGATAGAGAATATATCTCATATGAATATGCAAGACACAACAAACGAATTGCTTAGTAAGTTCAAAGCAAGAACGCTAAGAGAAGCACTTGGCGTACTCAGAGAGTGTTTGGATATAGCAGCGATGAATCAAATCATTAAGTCTAACCCGTGTATTAATATAGCAATAAAAGACGAGAATGAAGCTGTTCAAGAACGTAGAGTTTTAAGTTCTCGTGAAATGAAGATGTTTTTAGATGAGATAGAACATGAGTATTATAATGAAGCATACCAAATCTTATTGCTTACTGGCATGAGAATAGGTGAATTCAGCGGTCTTCAATGGCAAGATATAAACTGGCAAAACAAAACAATCAGAATACAAAGAAGCTTGAGCGTTGGTTATGTTGACGGTAAGAAAATGGAATACCTCACAACCCCAAAGACGAGCAATAGCTACAGAACTATTCCATTTTTCGGGAATGTAGGAGAACTATTTAAAGATTGGAAGGTAAAACAAGACCAATACAAGGCAAAGCTTGGAAGTAGATGGAGATTGCGACCAGAGTTAGGCGATTTAGTTTTCACGACAACACTTGGCTCGCCAGTAACAAGATATGCATTATCCCATAACATTGAAAAGGTATTGAAGAACATCAACGAAAAAGAAGAATATAATGCAGCAATAGAAGGCAGAGCGCCAGAAAAAATGGAACACATCTATCCACATGCGTTTAGACATACGTTTGCCACTAGGTGTTTTGAAAAGAAATTAGATCCAGTGTTTATACAAAGAATCATGGGGCATACTAGTTATGCTACCACTTTGAAATATACCCACTTGTTAGAGACAAAACTGAATGAAGAGGTAGCAAAAGCAGAAGACTTCCTATTATAATGGAAGTCTTTTTTTAATGCTGTATACTTGCGTATTTGCGTAAAACATTGATTTGCGTAAGAAATTGCGCAAATTTATTTTTTGCGTTTTTAAGCAGTTGCGTAGCGTTTGCGTAAAATTTCTAAACAAGCTTGCAAACACCATATAAATAAAGTAATATATATAAGGGCTTTGCATTTGGAGTTCTAGGAGATAACAACGAGTAAGTAATTACAACTCCTTGATAGATAAGGGTTTGAAGATTTCCTATATTTGCTTAAATTAAGCAATACCTTATATTAATGTTGTATGTATTTGAGTCAAATTTGCTTATAGATTTGCTTAAACAATATCGTCCATTTCCTTCAGCTAAGTCTACGCAACTAGACTCAAACATACAACACCTTACACTCACTGAGGTTCTTAACGGAACCTCTTTTTTATATACTATAATTAATACCTAAAAGGAGATGAGCAATATGACAAATAAAGATTCAATAAATAAAATATTATCTAGATTAGAAAGCGTAAGGAATGAAATAGAGTCAATTAGGCGTGACTTAAAGTTTATCTTAGAAAAAGAAGGTAACTAAAAATCGTAAAAAAAAGGGAAACAGAAATCAATCTGTTTCCCTGAATTATTTAAACACCGATTACATAACGAAGAACCATGTTTCGATTATCAACTGTTTGACCATGAAGAGAAAAGGCTGAGTTGTTATTTACAACATTACCATTTATCTCATTGTTATTAATATAAAGATACTTCTTATAGAACTTTCCACCACGTTCAAGTATGAATGAGAACCCACCGCCGTTATCATTTGCTACGGCATATTTAGGAATAAAGAAAGAGTTCCAGCTAGAATTAACAGGAGATGCGTTGGCAACATCATATGCACTGAATATTAGAGAAATGCCATGAGGTTGTGCAGATACATTATCAGAAAGAGCAATAGTAGTATCCTCTTTTACATATGAAGCACCGCTCCACAGAACCTTATTCTCACCATAATTAGAACCAGTAAGACCGCCAGTTTTACTCCAAATACGAACAGAGTTACCGTATAGATTAGTTGTTCCGTCAGACTTTTGATAGTTGTCATATCCAATTGCCGTATTACCAGCAGTAGACACGGGTACGAATACGTTCTTTAAAGTCCCGTCTGATGTCTTACCCTGTATCGCAGCTTCTACACCCATATTAATATCTTTATTTGTTGTGACATTCCCTGTGAGTGTGCCACCGCTTAAAGGCAGATAACTGTGGGTATGGTTTTTAGCAGCATATCCAGAATGCGTATGATTCTTAGCAGCATAAGTGCTTGGCAGAGATTCATGAATTGTGTCCATAGCATCTAGGTCGTCAGTTAGACACCGACTGGTATCATTGCCCCTCCAAATCTCATTGGTTGATATTGTGCCAATAAAAGATTGTTCTGATGTTTCAGCCATAATGTTCTCCTTAGAACGCAGCCTAACTTATGTTACCTATATTATACCACATTATGAGCATTACCATCTTTGTCATATGCCGTAATCAATACATAATGCTTGACACCTTTTGAGTCATACATAGTAACAAGCCCCACATGCTTAACGCCATTTGAATCATACACGGTGACAACACCAGACTGTACCTTGATAGATACGGAAGCTTCAGTTGGTTTGTATCCGCCATACCACTCATGTACTTCTTTAAGAGTGTATGTGGCAGTACCGCCCTTAGCACCAGTAACAGAAGAAGGTGTAACTGTATAGGTTGTATTTGAGCCACTATATAGCTTAGTGTCTCCTTGCCATAATTCAAAATGGTCGAAGTTGGCATTACCCTGTGTCTCGCTCTTACTCCAAGACAGTTCTACAGTTTCACCATAATGAACCGTTGTCTTTGGTGCTGAGAAAGATGGTTTCCCATGTGCATGATATGGACGCGCTGGGATTGTAACAGTAACGTATACCTCGCCGCTATGTGGTGCGGCACCAATGCCATTTACAGCTGTTCCCCAATACTTAGTCCAACAAGTTATATTTCTGTCATTCTGTCCACGAGACACGTCCCATGTGTGGTCAACATTTCCAACGGCATTTGAATAATTAAATATAGCGTTAACGCTAGTCCATTCATTAGAGCCATTTTGACCACATTGAACACAAACGCCATAGTTGGCAATACCCCAACCGCTAAGTGCGTAAACATTGCCTTTAACATGAACAGAGCAAGTATTATCATCTTTATTTTTTACTTCAGCCCATACATACGCCTGACTTTTACCAGTACCTCCGTTTACAGCGGCAGTGCAATCGCCGCCACGAGCTTCAACAGCCATCTATATCACCGCCTAAGAAAGCAACTGGATATAGATTGTATTTGGAGTTCCAGCATCTTCGGCCTTATCGGTTCCCCATGTGATACCTAGATTGTTCAATGCAGTAGCAGCATCAGAAGCACCAGTGCCGCCATGTTCAACAGCAAGAGTGTCACTTGTAATGTCGTTTGCGCTATGCTTATGTGAACTTGTCGCGGCTCCGATATTGGCAGGTGTAATACCAAGATTGGCAGGTGTAATACCAAGATTCGTTCTAGCATCAGCAGCAGTCTTGGCACCAGTGCCACCACTCGATACTGGAATGACACCAGTATCATCTGCTACGCTAAATAGTTTCTTAGCATCTGCAAGTGTCGTACATCCAGTGCCACCAGAAGCCACAGGAACAGTACCATATAGGCCATTGGCATTAGGCTGAACCATATCATCCACAATCCAATATTGACCGTCATATACGAGCCTTACTGGTTTGCCGTTTGTAAGGAAATCTTTACTTGGCAACTGAATAGTAGATTTAGGAGAGCTAGAAATACGCATCCTAATATTCTTCGCACCAAGACCATTGACATTTAATGTTGGTGCAGTAGTAGTGCTAGTAGCATGTGGCACCATAACAAAGTTGGCACCAGCAGAAAGAGCTTCAATTGCCTTAACGGTAGCAGTATATGCGGCACCAGTACCAGCACTTGTAATACCTACAACGCGCTGTCTACCAGCTTCGTCATACACCTCAAGACCGCTAAGGGATTTCATTATCTTATTTCCATCCATATTTTAAACAGCCCTCCTTACTAAATTAACAGTGACATTGCCATTGCCGTCATTTACAAGTTCAATATCATAGTCTTCATTAATCATAATTCTTATATTCTGTTGTATCTTTGCCTCTGTATTGGGAGCGACATCAAGAAGCTTATTATATATCGCAGTAGTATCAGCATCAATTTTGCGCAGTTTGCCACTTACTGCTGGATTACCATCGGCATCGTTCTCACCCAAAGTGAAAATCATATCACGCTTTTCACTGGCAATATACTTTAAAGCATCTTGTTCAATTTTGTTGATTGTATTGACAGCTTCGGAAGTAATTTTTTCAATCTCATTAACAGCGTCAGTTTTAATATTTTTAATCTGCGTGTCTGCGTCCAACATTATCTTGTTTACATCGCTGATTACTTCCTCAGTTAACATCTGCTCGGTGATGCGCTCGATAGTTTCAACATGATAGGCAGTTGACATATCATCGCACCTCCTTTATGATTGGTTTACGAGAATGGCAAGATTTGCATTGCCGTTTCCATCATTAACCGTCTTAAGATACACGCCATTCTTTGTGATGAGCGTGTTTATATTTGTCTCAATAGTCTGCTGGGTCTTGTTTGCAACAGAAACGGCATTGTCATATGTCTTCTGAGTATTATTCTTAATCTCAGTGGCGGTATTAACAAGGCCGTTACCAGTAGTGATAAAGCCTTCTTTAGCTTCATCAACAGTACTGACGGCATCGTTCTTAGTCTGTGTTATGGTATTTACAGCAGTATCTCTTGTATCTGTGACAGTGGCTATAGACTTTGTTTTAACATCATTAATCTCGTTAATGGCATTTGTTCTAGCCGTCTCGGTGCTAGATTCAATTTCTTTTTTAATCATCTCGGCAGTAATACGAGTAATATTCTCAACGTAGAGATAATCGCTTGGCTTTGCGCGTTTACGAACAGGGATCTCACTATATAGAATTGTCTTCTGAGAAGATGAATCGTCTGCGTCAGTTAAATATACATAAACAAGTAAAGGATAAGACTCCTGCAATAGAATATTGGGAACATCAGCGATGATGATATCTCCTGCGTGCATTGTTGCCACGCTGTCATCTTGAACGACTACATCATCACCACTATATTTTACAGTAGAGCGAACAACCAACGCTTCTTTTCTACTTGAATTAGAGAAATGTACTTCAGGTGGATTCTGAAGATATCTTTCATCGCATCCATTAAGGTCGATAACTATCTTCTGGTCTATGTCCCATTGATAGAATCTATTAATTGTGTCTCCGTTAAGATTTAAACAAGGCACTTCGTACATAGACATACCTCCTTGGTCATTAGAGTTTATAAATATGGCTAATATTGTAACATAAAATGTGTTTTCTAATATTCAAAATTGTAGAACTTTTAATTTATATATAAATAAATTTATATGCACCATTGAAAAAATCCAACGCAAGTTATATACTCATTTCGAGTTAAATTGCGTGGGATTTTTTCAATGAAAGGACTTAAAAAATGAAACTTATCGACATCTATGAACAGCATTATCTACCCGAGAAAACACAGAAGAGGGCGGCATCTACTGTGGCTGGATACGACTCATCAATGCGTCTTCATGTACTTCCGCGATGGGGCGAATGTGAGATTGAAGATATCTGCCCTGATGATTTGCAGGAGTGGGTAGACTCATTTGAAAAAGCTGGCGCAGGAGAGAAAGCGTTTAAATGTATTCGCCAAATCATCCGTTGGTGGATTCGCAAGAAGCGTCTACACATTATCGATCCAACCGCATACATAGAAGTAAACCACCCCAAACCTTATCGTCCAGATGTTTTAGACGCACAAGAGGTATCAGAGATGCTTCGCGGCATGTGGGGTCATTGGGCTGAAGCTGTAACTATCTGCGCTGTAACTCTTGGTTTGCGCCGTGGTGAAGCTTGTGCTCTTGAATGGTCTGATATCAATCTTAAGACTGGCGAGGTGCGTATCAGCAAGTCGCGCCAATATGTGAACGGTCAAATCATCACAGTAAAAACTAAGACAGAGAAGTCTACTAGGTCTTGCTATCTACCTAAGTTTGCACGTCAGCGCCTAAAGCAGATTAAGGGGCATGGGCTTCTTATTGGCGATGTTTCTCCCGATAAAGCGGCTCGTGCTATCAAGTCACAGTGTAAGAAGATGGGTGTACCATATGTATCTATGACTAACATGCGTCATACGTGGGCTACCCTTGCAATTGAAGCAGGCGTTGGCATCGAAACTGTTGCCATGATGCTTGGTCATACAGAGATTAGCACAGCATATAATCGCTATATTGTTCCTCGCAAAACCATTTGCCAAGAAGCTCAGGCGGCTGTTGAGAAGCTGATATTCGACAAAGCAAGGAAGTCTAAAATAATGGCTATAAGCTAACTGGGGATTCCGTATCCCAAAATGCCCAAAATGCTGAGTGGCTTGCTTCTAGATTTAATTTTGGCGTTGATAAAATAACTTTTTGGCACAATGCAAACGGCAATTTTGAAATACAGTTTAAAACATCAAAAGACAATATCACCCTTTTTTTCTCTAGGGATATGATTGGAGTGTACGATGCAAACACAATAACTAGTAAAACTGTGCGTTTGTCATAGCATTCCGTATCCCAAGAGAAAATTGGCGATTATCAGGTTAATGTCGCTGGGTTGGTATTCAGCATGAATGTTGTATATATTCCAAATCAAAATGCAATAAGAGTCATATGTGATAGGGTTTCTGGGTGGATGATTGCGAGTGGCAATGGATATAAAAGCGCATCTATATCATTGCCGTCAAAATATACTCCTAAAACAAATTTGTATGCCATTGGACACGCAGATTTTTCAGCGCAATTCTCTGTATACATTGAATTAAAAACAGACGGGAAATTATATTTGACTGCATCATATTATGGCGGTATGAACTCATATGGAGTGAATAAAATATCTGTAATGTTGTATCTATAATACAGCCTATCTAACGCCATACACAGCAACGATGCGAAGCTTTTGTGTTGAAATAACAGTTGTATTTTCTCTTATTATATTGGCCGCATACCCAGCTGCGAACTTCACAGTCTTTAAGTCTTTCTGTATTTCCAATTTTGACTTTATTGATACTATGTAATTATCGGCAACATGCATATCTGCGTACACCCACATGCCATATGCATCATCAGTAGACTTTAATGCATTCATGTCATTAAAACACAATACGCCCCAATGATTTTCATCAGCATTTGAAGTAACTACTTCTACAAATGTATATTCTTTTAGCTCTTGTACGACAAATGAGCCGCCGCCGTACACAGACCCGCTCCACAATAATTTAGTCTGGGATACGGAATGCTATTTACTATATAGTCCAGTAAACAAAACCACTAATTGACGTTGCTGCATTCGTTTGAATACCGCTGTATAGATAGAATTTTCTATCAGATGAATCTCTTTGTGGTATCCATATGCCAGCAGTGTTGTTCGATTGTCTCATATATAAAGGACAATATAATGGTTCGCATGTGGGCAAGTATTCGTTTGGTAATTCGTTTGGCACGGCATATCCAGTTGTAAAACCATATAGGCCACATACCACTAAGCAACATGTATTTAATGTAGCTCTATATTTTATAAGGCCATTATATCCAGTATAAAGCTTTATCCATCCAGTATCTTGGGATACGGAATTCCGTATCCCAAGACTATATTGTCGCACAAGGAACGTCTGATATCTGGTTTTATCGTAAGTGGAGCAGCGGTTTGGCAGAATTTTGGGGAAGAAAAGAATTACGTGGAACTGGCTCTGTTACCGCCCCAGCTATTAACTTCCCATTTCGTTTGACTAGCCTATTATATAAAAGTGCTTCTGCAATATATAGTTCTGGACAAAAGGGTGTTTTCATATTGTCTGGTACTGGCGCTTCTATTAGTTTAATAGATACGGGAGTATATGTAATAAAACAAGATATAACAGATAACAACACCACTACAGTGGCGTTTATACAATATAACGTCAAAGGATTGTGGAAGTAACGATTAGTAATATCCCCACAGTTTAAGTAAGCTGCAAGCTGTACCGCCACTGCCGTCAATCTTGTGTTTTGATATAGACGTAATAGTAGCAGTTGTCTCCGTATTTATTCTAATCAGCCCAGCAAGCGTCCATGTTGCTATGCCGTCATCCCATCCAGTGATACCGTGCAAGTATTGGTCTTCTTGTATGTCAAAGTTTCTTACAAGCGGCAACCCAATTGTTTTCTCGATGCTTGTAAGACAATAAAATGATTTAAATTCTTTAAATGAATACTTACTGTTAATCGTAATCTTTACGCCTTTGTCAGCCGTTCCGCTCCAAAGCAATACTCTATTGCTGATTTTGGATACGGAATCCCGCAACGTTGTAATTTCATTTGCAACATTGTATGTGGTATTCGTTCCCTTGCCATTATTTACCGTCAAGGTGCCACCAACGGACAGATCGCCAGCGATTGTATCGCCAGTCTTATTTACATATACGTCATTAAGATTAACCCAACTCATATTTCTACTTCCTTTCATTCAAACTTTGATATATAATCAATCAAGATTTACTGTTCAGTGGCTATCCAATACAAGTTGGTTGTAGCGTCATTATCATTTCCTACTACCTGAACCTTGAAATTAGAAGACGTGATATTAAGAACTTTCACCTTTGCTGTACTCTCATTGAGAAAAGTAGGTATGAGAATAACATTCGGCACATTGTTAAAAGCAACACTGAAATCTATAACTTTAATCACATCTGCACCAGCCGTAGTTGCAGAGATAGTTTCACAGCCAGCCTGAACACGCTTCATCTTATTGTAGATACTTTTAAAATCTTTTATAAACGCAAGAAGACTATCGACTTCTTCGCCTGTATATTTAAGCTTGTAATCAACTTCACTTAATTCAACTTCGTCAGCCAACTCAATTACCTCCCATCAACTAACCAGTCTTGAACCAAACGGATTTAAGTCTCTTACCAGGAGGCACATTGACCCAAAGCGATTTGAAACTATGTTCTGATGAATTTATATACACACTAGGTGATTTCTTTAGCCACACGGCATACAGCGTAACGGAAGCGCCGTTTGTAAAACTGTTGTTGGTATACTGACCATCTGCAATATATGTTGCCTTTGTTGCTGTGCTACTTGTAGACCATCCTAAAAACACATATTTATCTCTTGTTGGTTTTACACCAGATATTTTAGAGGTTGTATTTATCAAATGTGTCTGGCTAGAAGGAGCGCCAGAGCCGCCATTGGCATTATAGTTAATAGTCAATTTTGCAACATTAGTCCAAATAGCATACAGAGTAATATTTGCGTTTCCTGTATATTGTCCGCCAGCAGCATATTTAACGTCAGTATCAGTAGCAGACGTACCCCAGCCAGCAAATGTATACCCGCTTCTTGTTGGTTTAGTAGATGAGAGTGTCAGCGTGATATCATGCTGTTTAGTTTGATTACTTGGAGCGCCTGAGCCGCCATTGGCATTGTAAGATACCGTGTATGTCGGTCGCGCGACAGCTGGAACTGTGACAGTTGTGGTCGCATAATCTGTTCCGTGCGAAAATCCTGAACTGTCCCACCAAGCATGAACCGTATATGTACGATTGTTGTAAGAGGTGCCGACACCACGGGAAGCAGAGAAGTCGAAGCTGTTGCCGTTAAACGTATGTCTTTGGTCGTAGATATTACCTATGCCATCAATGCTCAATGTAAACCTACAGCCCTGACCACCTTGCCAAGTCGAACCATTGTTATAAAAATGGCCTGTGACATAAATGGTGCTATTATTGGCACTGGCAGATACGCCTACGTATGGTAATGCCATATAATCACCGCCAAATATTCGTTTTTATAAAATAGGGCGCGAGCTTAAACACCCGCACCCCAAAACATAATTATAGAATTATCATTTTATTCTGCTGAAGAACTAGTTGCGCCATTATCCTCAGCGGCAGTATTTGTTTCAGCTTCAGCTTCAGCAGGTTCACTCTTGGTGTCTGTAGAAGTCTTGCCGATTAGCTCCATGAGTTCGGTCTTAAGAGCTTCAATCTTCTCATCAACTTCAGACTTCTTGCAGTAAACACTGTCATGGTTATGCTCAATGTCAGACTTAGTATCCAGCATAGATACGGCTGCATACTCATCATGCTTATGTTCCTTTGCTGCGTATTTACCATCAAGCTCGCCAAGGGTTTGATAAACATTATCAATTTCACCAGTCAGGGGGCGACCAGTCTGATTGCCATACCAAAGCTCATCAGTTGAATATAGTAATTCACTCATGTCATTTCTCCTATCTTATGTGGTTTGGATATAGATAAATCCACCAGTGCTATTCGATGGCGCACTTGTGCCGCGAGAAATCAATGTGCCATATAGGCAGCTTGCATCTGGTTGGACAAAATCATCTAACACCCAATAAGTTCCATCATATACAACCCTCACTGGTTTATTTGCTACAAGAAAATCTGATCTTATGAGCTGAATTGTCGAAGATGTATTGCTCGATAATCTCATTCTGATATTCTTAGCACCTAAACCATTTACATTAAGAGTGGGGGCAGTTGTAGTACTTGCTGTATGTGGCACCATTACAAAGCTATTACCAGCTACAAGTGATAATCCATGGACTGTTGCAGTATAGGCAGAACCACTACCGCTTGTAACCGTTTGCTTGTCGCAAAACGTATATTGCGAATATGTAGCTCCATTAGCCCAAGTAGCATTGCCACCAGCAGAGGTTGAGCCAGCATAGTTATGGCTATGTGAAGAAGCGGCAGCGCCTACATCGCCAGCAGAAAGGGTAATGTTTGAAGACAGAGCCTTGCCGTTTACCGTTCTAGATGTCGGCACAGCGCCAACTTCACTTGCTGAATATGAAGGCTTAGATGATGCCTTAGCCCAAGAATATACGTCAGAAGCAGGCATACTCGTAGGGAAATCAGTTATCTGAGACTTTGTATGAGTGTGGCTTGCATTCGCAGCACCAATTTCAGACGGCGTTGGCTTATCATCGCTTGTATAAACCTTGTACCAGCTATCCCAAGAGGTAGCAGACAAATCAGAACCACGTAAAGCCAAGCGCGGATGTCCTGCTTTTGCATAACCAAAGGCAAGCTGATAGCCATGACCGCCAGAAGTTTCACTCCAAGGTGCCAAAGATAAAACACAGCAATAAGTTCCGTTAAATCCAGCAGGAGAACCGATTGTATCACCATATTTAAAGTCAGCCGTCAACATCTTTTTATCAAATGCAGCATTATTTGGTGCCGAGTTGTCATTTCTTGTATCGGAAATAACAATGCCATTTGCCTTTGTAGCTGTTGTAGCACTGCCAGAACTTGTTGCATATGTTGCTGAGTTTGCACTGCCAGAACTTGTTGCATATTTTACGCTCGCATTGGCATAAGACGTACAAGCCACTGGTATCCCATTTGCAAAATAAACGGGCTGAGTACCAGAGCCAGCGTTTGTGTTTAGCTTGTTGGCGCTGGTGGCAGCGCCGCCAGACGATGAAGAGCCAGCGTAGCTATGGGTGTGGCCTACGTTTGCCTTTCCATCAATAAGTGTCTTAAGCTTGGTAAAAGCTCGACTTAAGCCATTTTTATCAAGATAACCCATAATAGTTCCTCCTAACATAAAGGGAGTTCTATAAATGAAAACAGAGCTGATAAAATACGTCTTTTAGCACACGTAAATTACCAGCCATGCAATCATTGATGAATTAATAATTCATTTTAAATTTATATATTAACCAAACACGGCAGTGAACGCAGCATCAATCTCGTCATTGGTGAGAGCATTGTATGTAGTGTTCGTATCCTGAGTGGTGATTGTGCCAGTAGTGCCGTCACCGCGAGTATAGGTTACAGTACGACCACTTACAGAAAGATTCTTGATGTAAGTGGTGTTAATCTGCTGACCAGCAGAATCCTGAGTTGCCTTGGTAGCTGAATCAGCAGTAGAAGCCTTGATAGCAGTGCTTGCGCTACCAGCAGAGGTCGCGTACTTAACAGACTTAGCGGAGTCGGCGGTGTTATCCACATTGCCAAGGCCGACAGTGCTCTTAGAGATAGCAGCCCAAGCGCCATCGCCACGCAGGAAGTAGCCCTGCTGACCCTTGGCGGGAGCGGCAACATAGCCAGCAGAACCAGCAGCATCAGCAGTAGCACCCTTTAAGGCGTTCCAAGTGTTGTTGTCTGGTGGAACAGACCAAGTGCCATCGCTGCGCAGATAGCGGTTGGCAGCTCCAGCGGCAGGTGCGGGAGCATAGCCAGCTGTGCCAGCGGTAGAAGTGGTAGCGCCCTTAAGCGCGTTCCAAGTATTCGTATCCTGAGCAGGAATTCCGAGGGCGGTAATATCGCTTTTCTGAACAGCGGTAGCAGCTGTTACGTGACCCTGTGCATTGGTTGTAATCTTATAAAGACCAGAAGCAAAAGCAGAACCCTTTGCAGCAGCGTGGTCATAAGCGACCTTACCTCTATCGCCACGATATGCGGTAGAAGCAGTCTCACCAAGCGCAATAGTCTCAGAGACAACTACATACTTAGAACCGCTCCAACGATAGGTCTTGTTGGTATTAAGTTCAGTATAAATTTTACCAGTCTCACCAGTATATGCATCGCTATAAGTCTTTGCAGAAGCGTCATAATTCTTATAGAACTTGCTATCAGAAGTATTATAATAACCTTCAAGAACATCATCAACAAAACTGGGAAGATTTGCCGCAGCAATTACACCGCTAATGGCAGAAGCATTGACAGATGTGATATCGCCAGCGCCGTGCTTATGGGAAGAAGCAGCCTTACCACTAAGCTTGCCGTCAACCTCGCTCTTCTGATAATACAGGTCGTTGTGAGTATGCTCAAAGTCGGTAATCTCATCCTTAGTATGAGTATGACCAATCTTTGAAAACTTTGAATTGATCTTCTCAAGTAGGTGGGTTAAACCAACATTATCGAGAAACTTAGTTTCCGCCATGCAACCACGTCCTTTCAATATATTTTATTTTTTAATGTCATCACCCCACCCACTTTCAAATAAATAGCATTTGATAAAGTAGGGGGGGGGTGATGACATTAAAAAATAATTTGTATAAAAAAAATAATTACTCTACAATTGTTATTATTCTGACAATTGTAGGGTAAACGGTAGGGCAGAGGGGTGGGGAAGAGGTATATACACCTCTTCCTCCCCACTTAAAACCCTATAATATTAATTGTAAATATTCTATGCGGCATCCTGCGTTATCTTACGTAGATCGCCGAAGTCGTATGAAATTCCATTTTTATTTTCCGCGTTACGGACAGTGGAATTATCAATATTGAATTCAATCCACGAGTGATTAGGATAGTCAATAAAATATTGCTTAGCATCTGATAGCATTTTAAGCAAAACATCATCAGAGGGAAGTTTATCAGTATAGGAGATTATCTTCATTTGTTTATAACCATTACGCTTAATAATGTTATTGCGTATAATCTCTTTTTGATTAAATTCTTCTTGTGTCATATCGCCAAGTTTAACACGCAAATCATGTCCTCCACCATCATACTCAACACATAGCTTTTCATCTGGTAGGCAAATGTCTATTGCACAATATGAAACTGGATAATTAATTTCTCCACCATATATTGAATGTAAATACAATTGTTGTGAAGACGTTCTTATATTTCCATTTAAACAAAGTGTTTTATTTGCCTTAGATTTAACTTCTGTTGATTGCATTGAACATGGAACTCCGTATTTTTGAATATTTGTATCTCGTACTTTTTGTTTAATTTCTTCACTTTGAGAAGGATTGTACACGCCATAGTGTTTAAATGATGTAGCAGCAACCTTTTCTTTAAACTCTGGTACTTGACTTGGATTTGCGAAACCATATTTTGATAAGTTTGTTTCCTTAACCTTCTTCATTATTTCCTTGTTTTGAAGTGGAGTTTCAACCCCATATCTAGAAATAAATGTATTTTTTCTTTTTTCTTTTATGTAGTCAAGTCGAGAAGCATTATCGACACCATACTTTTTAATAGTAGCTTCTTTTATCTTTTCTGCCCTGCAATTTTTACATGCGTGCTTATTTATTAACTTTGTTTCTTTAACATAATCAAAATAAGCAACAGAAAATATCTCCTCTTTGCAATAGTCACACAATACTTCAACCATTGCGTGACTACCATTTTGAAGGTCTTCAATTTTAACAATTAATGGTTCATTATATTTTGCGTTATATCCTTTGTCACGATAATATTGAATCATTTTTCCAGTTGGCTTAACTTCTACTTCTTTTGTTATAAGCATATTTTAGTCCTTAGTTCTTTTATTAATGTATTCAAAAATACAATCCGAAAGTTTATCAGATTGTTCAAATACATACACATCTTTTCCTTTAACTTGTAGATTATGATTAATGCGCAAAATTCTAAATCCATGCATCATAAGATAACCAGCAAGCCTAAGAGATTTTACATATTCGTACTTTTTTTTCATAACACATCCTCTGATAGAATATATAAATAGGAGTCTCTAATCAAAGAGACTCCTTATATTATATCACAATTAAGGCTGAACAACTCCGAAGAGAGCGTCAATTTCTGTGTTAGAAATTGGTTTGAACTCAGCAATTTTGCCATCGGTATAAGTCTTAGCATTCTGCTCAGCGACATCCCATGCAGAAACCTTGGCATCAGAAATAGCATCGAGAACAGCCTTGTTTGCGTGCGTGTGCTCGTTGTCGTGCGCGCTATTCCAATTAGCAACATCGCCAGCGGTAATACCCTTAATGACATCCATGTTAGTGTGGGTATGAGAAGCACCCTCAAGAGTCTTAACCTTGCCCTCGACCGTGGTTACGCGACCAGCAACGGCATCAAGGGCGGTCTGGTCTGCCTTAGAGGTCTTTAGAGCGTCAACATCGCCCTGAGCCTTATCTGCGGCACCCTGAGCGGTTGTAATCTTACCCTCAAGAACACCATCGGCAGCAGTGCGAGCATCAGTCTCGACCTTAACAGCAGCTTCAATCTGCTTTGCAACAGAACCATCGCCGTCACCAAGCTTAGCTTCGACAGTCTTCACGCGAGTATCAAGACCGCTCTCGACACCAGTAGCACGAACCTTCTCGGCATCGACAAGCTCTTTGATATAAGCGACAATGGTAGTGGCGGTAGCACCCTCGGGGATATCGCCGACCTTTGTCTTAAGAGCTTCAATAGCAGCATTCATAGCAGAAGCGTCATCGGGGTGCTTCTGAATCCAAGCGGCAATCTCCTGTAGCGTATCAAGGCTTTCCTTGGCACCTTCGGGAATGAGCTGCTTAGTAAGCTCCTCGTTAGCGATTGTGCGAGCAGACTTACCAGCGTCCTCACCGACAAGAGCAGTAACCTTGCCCTCAACAGCATCGGCACGACCCTGAAGAGCTGTAATGTCACCCTTAGCAGTCTTAATATCGCCCTCGGCAGTATCTACGCGCTTTTTGAGTGCGCCAAGAGAAGCATCGGTTGCAATGCCTGCGGTCTTCTCATTTACATAAGACACGACATCGGTGGAAGCTGCACCCTCTGGGATGGTGCCAACATAAGCCTTGAGATTATCAACAGCAGACTGAGCGCCAGCAGCCTTGGCATCGGCAGCAGAAATCTTAGTCTCAAGACCAGCCTGAGCATCGGCAACAGCCTTGGCAACGGAACCCTCGGTCTTAGCATCGCCATTAAGCTTTGTGATAGCAGCGGTGTTGGTCTTCACCTGACCATTGGCAAGCTCCTGAACCTTAGTCTCGGCAGTGCCAGCGGCATCATAATTTCCAGCAAGACTATCTGCGTAATCCTTAGCAGACTTAAGAGCAGTCGCATCCTTAGAATCGATTACAGCCTTAATCTTCTCATCATAATGAGTAAGACCAGTAAGATCAATATACTTCTTTTCAGCCATAAATTTTCCTCCTATCTAAAAAGAGAATCAATATCATCATTTGTGACAGTATCGATAGAGCCGCCACCAGAACCATCTGTTTTGTTCGCTACCACGACATATGAATTCGCGGTCTTATCATAAACAGATATTTCTTTTTTTGTTTTGTCAACATATAGTGTTTTTTCTTTGGCTTGCCCCAATTCTGGCAGTTCAGCACCTATGAATACTATATCGTCTGGCTTAGTTGTTATCTGAGTCCAGCCGTTATCGTATCTCCAAAGAATAGCAGTTTCGATAACAAAATAGTATCCATCAGACGGAGAGGACGTTGAAATCCTCTCGTAATCTGTTTCCAACTCCGTGATTTGATTATAGAATGTCCTCTTGTCATTCCAGTCAAACGCGATTCTACGCCTGTCTTTCACAAATACAAGCTGACCATTCTGAATCAATAAACTAGACAGTCTTTCGGAGGTAGTCACAACGACCGACATTGGGGCTTTATTCGCCGTATCTGCCATATTTTATTACCTCCAAAATCAGGGTTAAAACTCTACTACGTCAACACTCCCGCCAGCAACGGTGTCGGCATAGTCTTTTGCAGACTGTAGGGTTTTCTCTTGAGCCTTCGGCAGAACAGAATTGGCAACAATCTTGATAGCTTCCTCTAACGTCTTGCCAGCGGCAATCTTGTTCCCATCCGTTTCATCAAAGCTATCAACAGAAGAAACAACGATGTCTTCCTGAGTGCGTGGGGTGTTGATGACAGTATTCTTACTCTTATCTAGCCAAGCAATTTCGCCATCGTCAAGATAAAGAATGTCATACTCATCAATCATTCCATTAGTTTTTGCAGTCTCGATATTAGCTTTGCTACCGAATGCATTCTTTGATTTAATCGCCATACAGTATCTCCTTTTATTGTGTTAGCAGTTACATATTAAAACAGCCATATCGACTATTTTTCAAAAAGAAGGGTGGTATATATTTATTTACCCAAGATATATACCATTTCGTCTTTCGTTATTTTATTGTTATTGTATAAAGAAACAACCTTTGTCTCTTTAATGGTATGGTTGTCATATAGGCGCTTTAAAGACTCTATAAACTGATTCATTTAAATCACCCCATCGCTTAATAGCATAGCCGTATATGCGTCAATGATTTCCTCTGGGGTTTTCATATTAAGAACCTTTAGCTGTTCATATTCGTATTCGTCAATCTCTTCCAGTTGAACAGTATCATATCCGTCAACTGGAATTCGATATAACGATTCTTCATGCCAAATATGTTTGCCATCAGAAGAATAGATAGCCTGTGCTTCTTCTTCATCACAGAATATCATGCGGTCATACTTCTCCTGATACTTTAGGTATATGAGCCTGTCAAGCACATCAACAACTTTGCCGTCTTTTACGACCTTGTAGAACATGCGCTCACCTCATTAAAAAGGGTGCCACATATTTCAGCGACACCCTTGCAATATAATTAGAAAGAAATCTCAATCAATACGCCGTTTTGTGTTCCAGCTGTATTGAATCCATATAGATCGCCCTGCTCGTTTACCGTATAGATATAGTTTGTATACGAAACGTTTTGTGAGCGAGTCCAGTAAGGCGTGTAATCGCCATCGACAGCTGCACGCTTTCTAGCATCATTAGATGTCATATAGGAAATGATTTCACCCTCGTTAACAAACGGCTCTCCGCTTACTTCATATGAATTACTAAGCTCAATAGCGGCAGGAATGGAGACATAGCACTGAGATGCACTTAACTCCTTTGAGCCGTTGCCGATAGAAGAGTTAACCGTGACCTGCTTAATGAGAAGTTTAATCTTTATAGGTAATGCTTCGTAGAATCTTGTATTCAAGAAGTTATTCAGGTCAGAGTTAGTCCAACCGCCAGCGTTGCTTCCGTTCTCATTGAATACGCGCTTTCTGTCAAGGAGATGCTTTGCAAGCAAGCTGAACGTACAACGCTTAGACGGCTCATTGCTGAGATAGTATTTCTTGAAGCTGCACACCTCAAGTGCCACATTCTCATGCGTCCAACTTACCAGCTTCTTACACACTGTATCACCAAGGTCTTCATACCAAATCTTGCTCCAATATACATTGCCGACAGCATAGTTCTCATATGCGCCATCGTCAGCCTTAGAACATCCGAATACAAGAGTGCTATCTATGATTGTTGATTTTATTCTCTCAAGCTTTACAATATCTGGTTCACCGCCATTAAGGTTAGAATAATATACGTAGATATTATCGTCACCTTTTTTGTGTCTAAGCACAATCATGTCACGGCTACCAACTGAACCAGCACCAGTTGAAGATGTACCCCAACTCATCTTGATTCCACCATTAGACCACAACTTAAATCCGTTTGAACCATTTGACTGGAAACACTGAGCAAGAACACTTTTCTCAGATGTACCGCTTAAGAATTTATAATCAATTGCCAATACGAAATCTTTGTCGGCATCAAAAAGCTTGATTCCTGTATCAACATAATTCTTGCCAGCAAAAACAGTTTTCTCAGAGATAACTGTTTTCGATGTGATATCGTCATAGTCAATATCATATCCCATGTTAAACGAATATGCGTCACCAGCCTGAATATTTGCACCAGAATTATCAAGACCAAGCTTGGTAATGGCATAAATCTCAACTGGGCGCATATCGTTTAGCTCTTTGCCAGCAAGGGCTGTTGGAGCATATGTAAATGTATCGAATATTGCATTTACAGTCTTATCGCCATCAATAAAGCCGCTCTTATCCCACCTATCAAACATATAATATTTATATGCATTTTCCTCAAGAGTATAGGTAGGAATTGCGCCAGTATATTCAACATTCTCACCATACAGGCCAGTAGATTCCTGAAGTGTTACACCGCGAGAAACATATTTAATAGTATAGCGTCTCGTTGTTTCGCTATACGTTGCCTTGATTGTTCTATCGCTGAAGATACCAGTCAACGGCAAGTCCCATGCTTTAAACGTAAAGTCAGTGCTTACAGAGCTTGGTTTGGTAGGTGTATCAATAGGATTGTCTACCCTTGTTAGCGGGTCAACGGCATTGCCGCCCTTATCAACATACTGCGTATCAAGAACAGTATCATCATAGTTTACGAACTTGACAATAAACTGTTCAACCATCGTATTGAATACAATCTCTAAATCAGGCCACGCTTCCTGATAGTCATACAATTGCTGCTGCTTTACAACTGGAACGTGTACTGTACCAGCCAATACAGCCTTATCGACATTGTATCCGTTCTTATCGATACCAGACATCTTATAGATTCTATCGAGAAGAGACGTGTCTTCAAGAGTCCAATCAATACCAGTGATTCTTGCTCTGCTGACATTATTGGCCTTATCAAGCAAATCCTTTACGTCTACGGTATCGCAATTCTCTATAATAAGCGTAGAGATTGAATCGTACCCAGCAATAGAAAGATTGGTTAGATACATTAGATTTTTCATATTGATAGACGTAAGAGTAGCAGGTAATTGAGCCAACCTAATGCTACCACCACTTGCAAATAGAACGCCCCTTAGCCCAGAACCAGAAGCATAAAGCTCCTCAAGATTCATGCACTTTGAGAAATCTAAACTACTTACAAGATTAGGAGTATTTCTGATGTCAAGTTTCTCAAGAAGCTTATTGTTACCGATAACGAGGTTTGTCAAGAAGGTATTAGAATAACCCTCTGTAGCATTACCGATAATAAGTTCCTTTAACTTTTCAGCTTTAGAGAAGTCGTTATCGTGTATGTAACAGGCTGACACATCGCCGACAGATTGAATTCTTGACGCACCATAGATAAGCACTGCCGTATCGTCCATTGTATCATATGGACATGTAATGTCATACTGTTTACCAGCCTTCGCTCTCACCTGAGTAGGAGAGGAGTTGCCGAACATTACAGACAGATACATGTCCGAGAATGGCGTGAGATGAAGAGTATAATTCGGCGCAACAACGGCATCTTTAGGAGTGTTGCATCTAAACATAATCTGGTCAGATGTAGCAGTATTGCCGATAAACTTAGTAGCCATATACATCTCTTGGTCGCGCTCAAACTGCCTACGCTGATACTTCTTCTTGCCATTCATCATCTGCTCAAGGAATCGAGTATTTCCGTCTTTATAAGGACGTTCATACTTACGCACATAGTCAACGCGCCAAAGCTCTTCGCACCACTCGTTCTGCTTCTCATCGAACTGATTGATAAGTGAAGAAGCACTCCAACAGTTTTTGCTTTCGCGGCTTACATACATCTTCTGAAGGTCAGAACCCATTAGGTCACGAACACGGCAGAAGAATACAGACTCGGCAGCATTGAAAACATAACCAGAAGATTTATCGCCCTCTGTGCGGTAGTCGGTATCTTCCTTGCCATAAGTCATGGTAAGCTCACCGCTGTTGTTGATACCCAAAGCCGAGTCGTTATCATAGTTCCAGAGATCAAAACGGTATCCATTATTAATTACAGCGGCAGCATCGTCAACGGTATAGTAAGCGGCCTTATCGCCAAGCGTTTCCGCTTCTGCTGTTGTGATATAATGCTTAGCCCAATGCCAGAAGGTATTCTTACTTCTGTTATCAATCATAGTATATCTAAGTGTAAACAGATAGAAATACGTAGCAGAATCAACAATAAACCAGTTCTTAAGGTTGTTCTTGAATTCCTCATCAGTCGATGTAATTACGAACTCATAGAAATCTCGCCAAGTTTGCTTATTCTGCGTTCTGATTTTAGCCTTTTCCTCATCAGTCGAAATTGATTCACCGTCTTTTGAGTCACCACAACAATCATATCTGAACTCAAATGAGCCATCCCAATCATTATATAAAGCGTCATAAGCTTCATTGCCAACAATCCACTCTGCTTTTGTAATAGGATACTTCATAGAGCCATCAGGTTTAGCAACGCCAGTTTGGAAAATGGAGTTCGGCAATGTGTTGTCACTAATCTCAATTGCGAATTCCTTCATATCATCTGGGTCGTATGCTCTTGTAACATCGGTCTTCTTAGAGTCACCGATGTTCCCGAGCGCGTAGAAATGCCATGAAGTATCTTGGAACTCTCTGTGTGTAGTTAAATCTGGGTCGCTCTCTTTAATAAAGACAACGCAGTTGACGAACTCCATATCATTCTTAATCTTAGAATCTCTACGAGTCGCAGGAGTAGAATAGGGAAGATAGTCATTATATCTCTTCTGAAGATATGCGTTGTTTACCATTTCGGAGCTTGCGATGTTAACTTTGACGTTAAACCAGTTATTAGGTACTGATGTTCTAGTAAGCGCAATCTTGCCAGAGCCATCGGTTACAGTGCTGCCATCACCAAGCGTAAGCTTTGTAATATAATTCGGATCTAACTCTACCTTGCTAGTCACTTGATGTTTACCATCGAAACCAGCAATAAGGTCGATATTGCGTCCAGCAGCACCGTACTCATTCGAAGTCGTACCTTGTCCTGAATGGTAGCAATTCTCAAACTTCCAGTTATCGAGAACGGCATCACCATTCTTATATATACACTCGAAAGAAGTATTACCAACAAAGTCCTTCTTGTTGTTTGTAAAGTGCGGAGCTTCAATCTTGATAACGCGCATATTTGGGCAAGCATTGGCAACAGATTCAGGAGTTAAAAGTTTATTCTCATCATAAATCTGATTTCGAGTATAACGAGCAATCATCTCGGTTGCTGTACGAGCATCTGCAATAAAGTTAGACAAAATTGCCGAGCTTGTGAGACTTGTATTGTATGCCTTCATACGATAAATCAAGACATCGCAATCAGGAGAACCGATAGTAATTGGAACTGGTGAATCCTGCGTAAATGAATAATCGCCTGTATAGCTCATAGGACGGCAAGGAGTGCCGTCTTCATAAGACATAACAATAGGAATATCAGTATCCTTATTGATATTGAACTCCCACTCAATAATATCTTCCTCGCTATATGGGATATATAAAGACTTTGCGCTTGATTTAATGTATGCTTCATGTACATTCATCTGAAGGCCAACATCAGATGTTGTACCAGATTGGCAAGTCAAGAACGTAGCATTGCTCTTCGCAACGTTGGTTGTCTTGAAAATCAATTTAAATTCCTTGCCATTCTTCTTGGCATCATCTGCAAAAAGACTATAAGAAATAGTTGCTGTGGTTCCAGCCTTAACGCCAAAGTATTGATCGCCATTATCATCAATCTGATATCCGCCGTTAACCCAGTCGAAATTATCAGATACGGTCATAGCAACATCGCCATCAGACCACAATCTATCGGTGTCGTTATTAGACTTACCAACAGGATTGAAATCAAATGCAAGACCAGCAGTAACAGGCTCAACATCAATATCAAGTTTTTCAACAGTTACCGTTAAAGTCTTAACGGTATCACGACAAGTAATGGTAAGCGTATGTGCGCCAATGTCAGAAGACTTAAATTGCCATGTCTGAGTATTGCTATCAATTGTCAGTGTTGAGACGGTTTTTCCATCAACGGCTAGAGTTACCTGTGGGGTTTCGGTGGATGGGTCGTATACGGTATACACAATGTTTGTTGTATCATACTGTTTAGCCGTAAACTTCTGTTTAACACATCCAATTACGGGCTTGTCACTTGTTGAATCATACCAAATAATGTCTTTAACGATATGATTAGATTCAATTGCCTTACCGTTAATTTCTGCCGTCATATACACTTCGAGTAAATGAGCGCCATGAGTCTGAGCAGGAAGGTCATACGCCAAAGGAACACCAGAAACAGCAGTATCTACCGTCCCGAGTTCTTTGCCATCTAAAACAAAATGGACTTTCTTTTGAATAGCGCCATAGGGAGTGTAATCAAAAGAAACTTTTCCAATAGGATATGTAAAGCTATCATTAAAAGAAGATTCAATCCTAACATCAACCTTCTGAACAGTCCAAGTCTTAGTTACAAGACTGCCAGCGTCATCAACGATACTAAGATTAACTTTATGTGTACCAACCGTAATATGGTCTGTAATATCAAAAGAGTTTTCACCAGACGCAGCAGTATTCGTAGCAACAATAGAACCGTCAACTTTCCATGTCGCAGTACCGTCTCCGCCTTCATCGCCAGAAGAGTCTGTTCTAGAGAAGTTATACTTAATAATAATCTTATCGTCTAACGTTGCCACAACAGGAGTTGTAGTGATATATGTAATCTTCAAGATGCTGCTGGTTCCGCCGCCACCGCCACCACCTTGAATCTTGAACTGAGCTTTTGCTTCCTTTTTTTCGTTATCTTCACCCTCGTTTTGAATTTCCCAAAGAGTATAAGTCTGCTCTTCGTCATATGTGGCATCGTATGTTAAACGAGGAGATGTATCAAGACCATTAATGGTTTCTTCAAATTTAGCAACCTTATCGCCAAGCTTGGTCACATTTTCCTTATTTGCATTTGCGGTAGATGTAACAGCTGCGATGTTGGCATTTGCAGAATTCAAACTGACTTTTGTGGCAAACTTATCGTCTGCATCGGTTTGAATTTCAGACTTGGCGGCGCTAATCTTATTTTCGATAGTTGCCGTATAATTATTTGTCCATTCTTCAGTTGGGTCGCTCGTGATTTCAATTTCTTTCATCACTGTTTCGCCATTGTAGAACGTCATCTTACTGCCATCGTATGTGACATTAAACTTAGCAAGACCATCAATTCCAGCAATTTGCTGCTTCACTTCGTCAAGCTGGTCTGAGATATCAATGTTGTTAACAATATCGTCAACTTGAGTCTTGGTGTAATAAGAAGATAACGCCGTGGTTACTTTATCGTTTACGGCAGAAGAGACGGTTCCCTCAAGCTGAGTCTTTGCGGTATCAACAACCTGCTGTGCTTTGTTTGCAGACGCTTCGGCCTTATCTGCGTAATCAGAAATGCCATCAACAGTTGCCTTTGCTTCCTGTGCATAGCGCTGAGCTTCTGCAACCTTCTCGTTTACCTGAGTCATAAAGCTGGTGATCCATGTGTTATCAGGCTCTATAGCTCCGTTGCCAGCAAGAGACTTAAGAACGCTCAGCTGATTATTCGGCTTTGTCTTCCATACATATTCATCGCCCTTTGAGTTTACACCAGATGCAATAATCTCAAACTCAAGAGTTCCTTCAACGGCAGTGGCGTTTTTGTTAACAAGCCAACCAAATCTAATATACTCATCGTTATAATATACATTTACAACATTGCTACGGTCTTCATACCCGTCTTTATTGACATAATGAATAATGATGGTTGTGTTAAGAAGGTCAAATCCATCATATCTGCGCGGCATCTTAAATGGGATATATTGCGAATTCGATTCTTGCGTAAGGTTGATTTGCTTTTTATCAATTAAGACATTCTTTAAATCGTCAACATTTGAAATGTTTTCATCTGAATACTCTTCGTAATACAGGTAATTACTGCTGCGAGTCCAACCTTCTAACGAATCAGAGTTCACAGCGACAGCGGATTCATCATCAAGAGATGCAAGAGAGATATCATCATCATATACTGGCATATCATCATCAAGAGACATAAGAGAAATATTATTATTCATCATTCTTGCATTGTTATTTTCTTTAACTTTATTTAACGAATCTTTAAAAGATAAACCCATTGTCATCCTCCTTTCAAACAATAATAAAAAAGAGGATGACAAATCACCCTCATATTATTCAATAAATATAAGCGCATTTAGAAGCTGACAACCTTACGGCTGTCTGCCAACAGCTTTGCAACGCCTGCTCCAACATCAAGGTCTGAGAAGTCAACAGCAGTAGTTCCATCAGAACCACCATCAACGTTAAGAGAAACCTCATCGCCAATCTT